TCTGATGCCTTGTAAAACCAAAGTGTTTAGCAACTTCAGTCCATTTAAATCTTTGTGATCGCATCCAAATTATTTGTCTATCAAGAATAGGATCTTCTGATATGTCATGCTCAATACTTGTTAAGCATTCAATCGCAAACTCCCACCTAGTTATTTGTTTTGGTGTGGCTCTTAATTTTAATAACTTACGTTCGTAGTAAGCCCAGTCTCCTTGCATATACGTTGTCTCCAACAAATTATACATTGATGCAGCTCTAGGCGGTTTTGGACCAGATAAAAATCTCTCAGTTCTTGCAGCTTCGTTTAGCAAGTTAATAATATTTGATAGAGCTAGGATTTCTTGTTTGAGTAATGTCTCAACTGTCATAGTTACCGTTTTGATAAGTGTAGATATTTTGTTTAACTTTATTGAAACCTTTATTGGAATAGTTTTTTGTAAACCTGATGCTCTCCAGGAAAGCTTTATATCTAGGCATCTCAAAGTAAGTAAAATTATTGTGTGTGATGAGCGGTTTGTAATCTATGTTTAGCAGCGCCAGGCGTTGCAGAGCTTCCTTAATCTTAGGCAATGGAACGATCATGTGGTCCGCACAATCAACCATACGAACGTACGGTGTTAATCTTTTAAGATCATAGTTCTTGCAAAGATAAGAATATAATTTGAAATCAAAAGCTGACATTTTAAGATCAAATATTTTAGGATCACTTATGTAAAATTGGCGCAAATGCTTTCCTCCTGTTGGCTCTATGATCTTCTTGTAATTTCTTTTTGAAAAAATCTTGATTAGTACAATTTGGATAATGCTTTACTTGCTGATACTCCAGGAACTGAAGCCATTGATCAGGATTTAGCATTACTGGATCTGATGCAAAACCATCCTTATAATCTGGAGCTATCTTTTTGACGTGAACATGGATCATCATATCTCCAACAAGCTGATACCAAATAATATAAGCTGGTATTCCAGCCATTTCGGCTAATTCCTTAGTTACTTTGTGTTTTTTATTCCAGCCTTGACCATTATTGAATACAGTTTCCGCTAAAAACAACGGTTTTGAGCAAGCGCAACAAGTAGAAACCTTATCTATATCGCTAAAACCCAAGCAATTATGCGTCTGAGTACGATGCCAGTTGCTATATCCAGAGAACTTAACACCTTTAAAATAGACCTTTTTGACCATAAAAACCTGATTAAACGACTAAAATAGATAAACAAGAGAAATCTTTGCTTATCCACAAATTAAAGTTGCAAGTATGCAAGTTTTTACATATAAGCCTATACATGAATTTGAAAGATATATTTGATCCAAAACTGCCAAAAGGACTAACAAATAGAAATCTTTACTCAACATTCCATGACACAAGAGAAATTCCAAAAATCGAAATGGTTTTGCAAAAAGATGAAATCAGAGCGGAAGTAGAATTTAAATTTTATTACGACAAAAGAAAAAATAAACAAGTCGATAAAAAAGAAATCATTACAAGAAATATTAGTGGACCTTCTGAAGAAGTATATTCAGTTGCAGCCAAACTAGCGTCAAGAATTAGCCTAACTTTATCTGGAAGATTTAATGAAGAGTGGCAAAGAACGATGACACATTTATTAAATAAACCAAGTGAAAATAAATCAATGTTAAACTTAGGTGTTTATAAACATGCTAGTTATGACATGTATGATATTTCTTCTCCAGCTTATCTATTAAATAAAAAACTTTCTGAAAGTGATATTAAACAAAAAGATTTAGCTTATCTTGCTGGTGTTGATGAAACTACTTTGTGGAGACACCTAAAAGGTACTGCAGATATTTCAAGAGATGCAGCAATTAAATATGCAAAAGTTTTAGGATGTGATCCATCAGAAATTCTTTTTAATGATTTAATGGTTACAGTCTGGGGATCTACTGACACTACTGAACAATCATCACATAATAGACTTCAAGTTTTTGCTTCTGAGATAGTTCCTGATGCAACTTTACCAGATGTAAAATGTCCAAGAGAAATATATAGACCAGATGTAAGAGCAATAAAATTTAATTCAAATTCTCATTTAGATGATCATGTTGCTTTTTATTATAACTCAAGTGAGCCAGTTGTTTTTGAAGATCAATTAGTTGTAGTTGGTACGAAATTAAAAAACTTTCATGATGCCGAAATTAGAGATAGATTTTTTATTGGTGTTTATAAAAAAAATAAAAATGGAAAGACAGTTGATATTCATACAATAGATCCAGAAGCAATAGATGTTTCAGGAATTACTCCTGATGAAGATTTTAATTCTTTTGATGATGTGGTTGCATTAGAGGAAAGTATGAAAGTTGTTATTGATGATATTACTCCAACATTTGTTGCACCAGTTGTTTCAATAATTGATAATTCTAAAATTTATAATCCATACAAAAAAGAAATTTTAAAAGCTTACGAAGAACTATACACAGCTAGTAGAAAAGAAGATAAAAAAGCTATCGATCAGCATTCATCTGCAAAAATTTTACAAGAAATAAAAGAGAGATTAAAAGATCACGACATAGATGATTATCACGAAATAGTAGAAGATAAAAAAATTGCAGCTTTAATCGAAGCAGATAAAAAATTACAGTCAGTAATTAGTAAAGCAACTTACGGTCCAGCAAAAGTAGAAAAGAAAATTAACATTAAAGATGAAGCAAAAAAAATAGCTGTTGAGCTATCTCAAAAAGAAGATGAAATAGTTAGAGAAGCTTACGATAGATTAATGGATGAATATGAAATGCCAGGACCAAGTGATGAGGATTACGTAAACAATGGCTAAGACAATATTAATGAAACCGACTGATATTGAAGCCGAATACGGTATTAAAAAAAGAGCTTTAGCTTACATGAGAGAATGCACTATCGACAGCGGAACTTTAGTTGGTCCAATATGGATTAATCCAAAAGATACAAATATTTATTTATACAGAAGAGAAAGTATTGAAGCCTGGTTAATCAAAGATACCGTAAAATACGATGTTCCAGAGTTACAAAACGACAAAAACAACAAAAGTAAACCAAACATCCTAAATTATCCGAAAAAGTCGAAATAAACATTTTCGACAATCTTCAACATCAGCGTAAGGAATAAAAGTTTTTCAAGGAGTATCACAGCTCCATGATATTAAAAACAAAAATTACAGATCCTTTACAAGAATTAGAGTTAGACGGTTTTAAAAAACTAAACGAACTTCTAAAAATTAATCATCACTCCCCCACTTCAAGCTCAATGCCTTTAGGTGTTTATGCTTTTAGATATTTATTTTGTACTCAAGAGCAAAGAAGAGAATTTGACGGATCAGCAAATATGGCTGCTGGTGTTGCGGTCAATGATGCTATCCAATGGCATCTATCAAATAAGATTTGGTCATACAATCCAAACATAAGAAAATTAGCACCAAAAGAAAATATAAAACTTTCTCAAGATGAAGCTATCTACAAAGCTTTAGATAAATTTAATGAGTATGTTCCTGTAGATGAAAAAGATAGATCTAAAAAAGAACATTACAACGAGACAATTCCTCAAACTATTCGACAAGGCTTTTTAGCTTTTGAAAAGGTTGGCGCTCACAAAGCAACAGAAGTAGTTGCTGAAGATAGCATCAATCATGTTGATAACCGACTTTCTTTACCAGTCGTTGGTAGAGCTGACTTACACTTTACAGATTTTAATGTATCAGAGCGATCTGATGCAGCGTCTGCGCATTCTCATGTTTCTAGCGCAGCTCCGTTCCTTTCGGTCTGTGAATTGAAAACAGTTTGGCAACGACCTGGTAAGGTTAGAAAAACGGATGGTATAAGGTCTTTTGCTTCTGCCAAACTACCATCCACTCCATTAGTTAATCATCTGCAACAGTTGGCTTTTTATTGTTTTAGCCTAAGAAAATTAAATAAGAACATCTTTCCTTATCTTATTTATCTGTCTGCAGATGACTTTACAGTTTTTACTGAAAAGAACTGCGCAGATTTAGAGCAAAAAAATTTAGAAAATTATTACGAACAATTAATTCAAAACTGCATCAGAAAAGAAAGATTGCTAGCTAGATATATAGATCTTGAAGAACCTGAGATGATTTTATCTGAGATAGCTAAAGATGTAGAGCCTAACTTTGATCATAACTTCTACTGGAATATTGGTCAAAAGCACCTGGCTAGAGCTAAAGAAATTTGGAGAAATCAATAATGTCTCCACAACTCATCAACTACACAACACTCATCATAGGAGGCTATTATATATGTCAGCTGATAAACTAAAAAGTACCATTGCGGATTTCAAAGGAAATCTAAAAGGTAATACAATTAAAATTCACTCTAAAGATTATGCAGATGTTGCATTTAGAGTAGGAATGTTAAGAAAAAATCTAGGCTTAGATGCAACAATCAAGTCTGAGCTTTTATACCATGACGATAAAAAAGTTATCGTTAAATCTGAAATTTGGATTGATGGAAAGCTTGTCTCTACTGGACTAGCTGAAGAATTAAAATCATCATCAAGAATAAACCAGTTATCCTCACTAGAAGTAGCTGAGACTAGCGCAGTCGGTCGTGCTGCAGCATTTGCTGGTTTAACCAATGACAATATTGCTTCTGCTCAAGAAGTATCAAACGCAATAGTTGCTTCTGATACCACACTTACAGCAGCATTAGCCGAGCTGAATAAGGTCTCGCATCTTGGCGCTTACAAAGAATGGTTAGCTACTAACAAAGAACTAATGCAAAGAGTGAAAGCAGATGATGCTTACGCTTGGGAACAGTTCCTTGAAAAGTTTAACCAAATTAAATCAAACCTAGAGACTAAAGGAGTTATTCAATAATGGATGACCAAGCTAAAGAACGAAAATCGTTAGGAGTAGTGTTTCCTAATACAAATAAAGAAAACCCAAAAAGTTATGACCTCAAAGGAACAATAACTTTACCTGATGGAAAAAAATATAGAGTTGGTGCTTACAAAGCTGAAGCTACTGGCAATGGAAAACTTCCAAAAGGATCAACCTACTACTGGATGCACAGAGTGGAGGAACTGGAATTAAATTCAGCCGACACATCATTTGATCCAGCGAACTTGGAGTAATCATGGATACGGATAAATATAAATCTATAGCCTTGAGCATGGACACTTATAAAAAGCTGAGAACATTATCAGACGAACAGTTTGAGATGCCTCAAAGTCTTGCAAAGACCGCTTCGTATTTTATCAACGCAGCCTACTCTGCTCATGCAGAAAGCAAAGAGAAAAATGCTAAACGAAAAGCTTAAAAAAATCCGTCAAGCTAAACATTTAGAGTACGGATCATTCGATGCCAATATGATTAATATTGGTAGAGCTTGGTCCTCTCTACTTGGTCTTAATGCGGATATTCCAGGTCATGTTGTTGCTAACATGTATGTGATTGCAAAGCTTATTAGAACTCAAGGTGGCTACAAAGAAGATACATACGATGATGCAACTAACTATTTGTATCAAGCGCAGACAATGCAAAAAGCAAAAGAATGGTTTGATCAAGATGTAGAGCCTGAGCCTGATGAAGAAGATTTAGCAATGGCTAGAAGGAATTTAGATAATGAGCAATAAGGTTATTAAATTTCCTAACACTCCAATTAATCAACTATCTGAAGCGCAGAAGTTAGCGCTTGAGATGGAAACAGAAAAAAATATGTACCAAGAAAACATTGAATGGATGTTTAGGAAAAATGACTGGGATAAACTTCCAGCTATTGATGGCAGATCTTTAGATATGCTAGCTTTGTTTGGCGATGTAATGGTTTTCACACCTGAAGTTAGTCAAAGAATAATCTGCAAATTAGCAGAACAAATTAAAAAAAATCAAATCACAGATCCATTGGAGGAATATTTATAATGGCTAGAAAAGAAGGCGATAAAGCTTACGCAACTTACATGCACTACCAGGCATTCAGTTCAGATATGCCAACACACAGAATTAACCAGACTAACTGGTACTTAAAATTTGAAGATAACCTTCCAGCATTTTTTATTAAAGCTGATGATGTGTTTCGACAGATGCCACCGTTGGCGTTCTTTGCAACAGCAGAAAGATCTACAATTTATGATTTTACTGGCTGGAAAGAACAAACGGAAAATTACTTTAACTTAACCATAGAGGAGATTAAATGCCTAACAGACAAAGAACACCTGAAGAACTTGCCTTTAATGCCACCGTTGGAAACAACATCAAGTACATCAGGAAATTAAATAACTACACGCAAGCTAGAGTTGGAAAAGCTTTATCTTGTACATTTCAACAAGTTCAAAAATATGAAAAAGGAGCTAACGGAGTAAGCGCACTCAGACTTAAACAGTTAGCAGAATTTTTTAAATTAAGAGCTGATGTAATTATAGATCCAAACTTCATTGAATATCACAAAGGCTTCACAGGAAAAATTGAAGCTCAAGAAATTGAACATCAACTTGATGAAGATGAGAAAAAAAAAGCTTGGTTAAAAGAATATGAGGAGAATAGAAAATGCCAGTAATAGATAGTAAATATGTTGAGATAGAAATACAAGAACAGACGATGCCTGGTGCAGCTAGACACTACTGCATATCAGTAAAGTTTGAACCTACTGAACATAAAAGTTTAGAGATCCAAAGCATATTGCTTAGTGACTTTGAGCCATTAATTAAATGGACCAGAGATAATGGTAAATTTGTTACTCATATTGGAGAAGAGAAAATTGCTGAACTAAGTCCAGACAAAAGAGATATTGCTTCTTTAGAAAACGATGTTCGATTGTATCAAGTAGAAGTGGACCAGCTCAAACAAGAAATAACGGAGTTGAAGAATGTCAAAAATAATTAAAACTACTACTGGTCAAGCTGACTTTGTTGTCAAAGAAGAATATCAAACAGAGACATTAGCTATCGAAGGTAAAGATCCAACTGAAGCAGAAGCTGAAGTAACAGATCTAAAAATTGAAAACGTAAAATATAAATTAAAGGAGGTCTTAAAAAATGAGTGATCAAAAATTATTAAGATTAGAAAAAAGACACAAAGGTTTAGCAAGAGTAACAGCTGCTATTAATGATCTTTATATCTACGGAGTATATGAAAGTAATTTCCCAGCATTAATGGATAAATTAAATGAT